TGACCACCAGGAGTACCAAAAGGTCTTGTACCTACTTCTTCATCAATAGTTGTTTTAGCTAAGTTCTTAGGTTCTGCATCTATAAGTTGATTTATTCTGACAGTACCTGCTGTTTCAGAACTAATTGTTTTTGCAGGACCTGTAAGACGTATGAGATCAATTACATCACCAGACCATTTAGTAAGTAATTCATCAGGTACTTTCTGACCAAGAAGAAAGGCTTCTTCTATAGAAGTCATTGATTTACTTATTTCTGTAGCTAATCGTTTGTTTTCTTTTATTGCTCCAAGATATAAAACCCTCATGTGTTTCTCAGGAGCATTAGGACTTATTAACTTAGCTAATTTTGTTACAGCAGGTAGAAGATAGTCATAACCCATTGCAGAAGCAGCTTCTACAGAGAAGTCATCAGGTATGGTAACTCTGTTAAGAGCTTTACCTGTAGCTTCCCACATATCACTTGTAATTTTTAAAACATCTGGATTTCCCTCAACACCCCAAACGTTAGGGTTTGGTTTTGATTTCAGTAAAGGTAATCCATCATCAGGTATGTCAGCACCTGCTCCACTACCAGCAGGGGGTTTCCTTGGTGGCTTTGTACCACCAATACCACCAATAGTTTCATTTAAATCAGGAACATTATCTAATACTTCTTTGAACTCATCAGAAAACTCTTCACTACCAACTAGATTTGCATTATCTATTCTTTTCTTTTGGCTAAGAAAATAATTTCTTCTGGTTGGATCTTTTTTTATATCTTTAAATAACTTGATAGTTCGATCACGCATTTGGTTTTGGTTTAAAATTTTAGGCCCACCAGTAACAGCATCTACTACCTGTTCTGCTCCTTCGGCTAAAGCTCTACCTGCCTTAGGTGCTAATTTTGTACCAACAACAAAACCCCCACCAATCATCTCGCCAAAGACTGCACCAGAATATAACTGCTTTAATTTTGCCTCACCAAAGTTGGAAGGATCACCTTCACCTGGTCTTTCTGGTGCTGCTAAATATTCAAAGAAAGGTTTTACAAATCCGTTATTAATTATGGGATTTTCAACACCCATCATAAAATTAAATAAATT